GCGTGACCGTTCCAATTAAGGATATCAGTTTCTTCGCCATCCAACACGCCTTTATATGATCCAACACATTCGGGGAAATGATCTACGGCCTCTTGTGCGATGATGGATATGTTTTCAGTTTCTGTATCTTGGAAGCCACCTTTACCGTTGTACTTATAAGTAACTGGTCGCAGAGCGCACACAGCATCAAGGCCCTTGGTGTATTCGCCGGTTTCTGTTTTCAAACGACCATCAGACGCTATTGTCCAAGTGTTTGTGGACGGTTTGGCGGCACTGTCAGAAGATAGCTGCAACTGATAGCTCGGCGAAGTCGTCCCAATACCTACGTTACCGCTGCCGTCGATACGAAATTTTTCTGAAAAATCGCTCAAGGTAGAACCGGCAGTTCCGGGACTTACTCCGGTGTAAACAGTAAATACGCCGGAGGTGTTACGAACAGCCCAACCGCCTTGGCTTGATACAGAGTTTTTCCAACTGGCGTCGAAATAAGCACCGCCGGAGAAGTAGTCTCCGTCCTGTGTACCGAGAATACCGCCTCCGGAAATTGCTAGGCTTGCTAATGGACTGCTAGTACCAATACCGATCTTACCTGCGCTGGTGATGCGCATACGCTCAACGCTACTTGTTGAGAAAGCTATAGGAGCAGCCTCTACTGCAATAAAATATAAATCTCCTGTACCACGGTGATACATCAGAGTAGATGCGTTCGGCCCAGTGTTCGTGCGAATAATTCTCGCGCCAAAATCTGTGTATGTGGCGTCACCAACTAAGTCTATATGACTATAACCATTGCCAGTTCGACCATCTCCGATTTCCAAAGAACATGTATCTGTGGAACCATTAGCAGGTCGAATATCTACAGCGCCGCCCCCAACATTAACATTACCGTTGACATCAAGCGCTTGTGTTGGAGAGCTAGTACCAATACCTACGTTGCCGCTGGAGTCAACGGCAACTGGCAGCTCCTGCACTGCGCCATCCCCTGACGTGTCGCGCCCAAGCACTTTCCCAGCGGCAAGCGTAATTTCATGGTCGTCGTTCCAATTAGAAGGCTGAACGAGCGAAGAATCTGCGCTATCCGACTTGCCAGAGACAAATTTATGTTTGTTAGAGATCGTCATTTACGAACCCTAGTCGAGAGTTATATCTAACGTCCCTGAGTTGAATCGAAGCACGTCACCAGTATCAATAGCCTTACTAGTCGTAAGGTTTGCATAAGCAATCATATTGCCGCCGCTTGACGCATCATAAATAGACGCCGCAACAACCGTACCCCAAGATGCCGTAGCTGTTGGGAACTCAATTGAAGCGCTGTTTGAAGCAGTAGTAGGTCCAGTTCCAGACACGGTAAACGTAGCGCTTTGTCTCGCATAGCTTCCGCCAGAAACCTCTGTCCCTCCACCAGTGTCGGTCGGAGCAACAGTATAAAGAGCGACATACCAAGCGGTAGGGCGAGTCGCAGAATTGGTCGTAAACAACCAGTTGAGTACGAGGTCTTCGCCGTAATCAGATAAACCAGCCATTAGAAAGCTCTCCTGTGACGTGCAATCAGCGGCGATCCACTGTGCATCGATTTCTGTGATTCATCCGCAATTGACTGTGTTCTTGCAAGATAGACTTGGCCAAAAACCTGTATACGCTGATCGTCTAAAAGGAAAGGCGCAGCGTGCGAAAGCGCTCCATAGAGATAAACATCTGGTGATGAGTTTAAAAGCCAGTTGGTAGTGTTTGACGCGGATAGAGCGGGAATCTTACCGTAGTAGATCATCTCTATATCTATCTCTTCAGATGGTGCCGGAATTATCTCAATAGCCCCATCCATGATCGAATAATTGTGCGGGCTGGTGTATAGCTTATTTTTTTTGATAAAATCCGCCCTATCAACCGTCACATAAGACAGCGGCTGCTCCCCGCCAATAATGTGCAGGTTAATGGCTTCTAACCAGTCAGACGGTAGCTGGACATATTCATTACTGGATGTAGCCTGCGCCCTAACAATCATCTCGCGCGCCCGCAAGCGCGTGTTCAAGTCTGCCTCAACGAACTGGATAAACATTGGTATCTGAGCCGAAAGGTCTTCTCGGTTCAGATAGTCAGCTATTGCAGACTGTAGGGAGCTATAATCCGTAATCGTGGTCATCAGCTCTTCATCCAGTGTGTTCGATAGGGCGCAGCCTCGTCAGAAGCAAGCCACTTCTTCATTGCCGCCTTATCGCCCAATATACCACGGCTGCGCAGGTCTAGGTAAACCATCATCGGCAGGCTGGCCACCTTTACCATATCACCCGTGCCGCTGGTTTTGGAAACAGAATTACGCTCCTGCTTGTTCTGCTCAGCAATGCTGTCGATGTTGGTAATCGACTCAAAAACTGTTTTATTATCCGGCGTAATATGCATCTTGTCGAGAGTTCCTGTGAACTCGTCGTAACCAAGTACAAATGAACCGGGCGCGTGTTCGTTTTTCATCCTTCACCTTTTGTGGAAAGGGGCGGGATTGACCCGCCCCTTATGTGTATCACGAAGTGGTGATGTTGGCGATGACTGCGTGAGCCTTTTCAGACTTGATGCGCAGGCCATATTCAACAACCATTTCCTTTTTGTCCGAGTCGCCAGTTTTGGCGATTTCAAACGTGCGGAACGGACGCAGGTACGAGACGGAAGCGTATTCCGGGTCAAGTACGAATGCGAAGTTCTCCGGCTGGAAGCGGTTCGGGACAATGGAGACCTCGCCGAAGTCCGACAGGTAAACGTCGGCAGTGGCAATAATCTTCATCGGCTTCACCTGATTATAGGTGATGCGCTGCTCGGCCAGACCAGCAAACGTCGAGGCGACGGTCTTGTTGTGCGGGCCAACCATGAAGATTTTGGGGTCACCACCCTGAGACCATACGTT